CCTGCATGTGCTTTTAGTGCCTCTGAACCAGCCGCCAAAGTATTTGCGGATGCGCTTTTAGTAGCGGAAGCGGCCTCTATTTCGTTAGCCGTAGACATTTCTAAGATTTTTGGGATAGCTTGTGCTATAGTTCCTATTAGGCTGCTGCCCCACTGCAAAACAGATGCAGTATTGCTATCAAACAGGCCGGATAAGCTGCCCATAACATTACTTACATCTCCTAAAGAGTCAGCATACTGCTGATTTAAATCAATATCCTCTTTTTTTATTGGAGATTCGAACTTGGGCAACTTCATGTTTCCGATTTCTTTCCTTAAATCAAATGAACCCTGTTTTTTACTACCTGCATTGTTTTGATAGGCAGCATAGATATGACCTGTCACATCTGATTCTTTCTGCATGGAACGAAGTTCTTTCAATGTACTTTTTAGCTTGCCGATCTGAGATTGAATAAATGCTTGCTGCTCCTCATCTGTTGCTTTTGATAATGCGTTCTGTCTTTCTGCAATCATTTCACTATACATGCTTTCCAGCTTGGCAAACTCTGTACCGGAATCGGAGTAAATCTTGGCTATATCCGGAACTTTAGAGGCTGGCAATAACAATTCACCATCTTTCATTTCGCCGTGCTTGCCTTTGAATACATCACCGTCGATCTGCATTTTTAGGCTTATTCTCTTTTGTTCAAGTTCATTTATTGTGGCCTGAATAGTGGCGCGTGCCTGCCTATTTGCAGAACTTACAAGAGTTTTGTTTAACTCCGTTATCTGGATGTCATACCATGAAAGAGTATCCTTTAAGGGCTTTTTTTCTTCGTTTTCTTTTGGATTCTTTTTAGGTTTATTGATTCTATCCCGAACCCTATCAAATGTTTTCTTATCATTGGCAAGTTCCTGATTTATTTGTTTGTACTCTTTTCCCAACTGCACCGCTTTGATCAATTCTTCATCTTTCCATTTTACAATAGCCTGTTGAAACAAAATAGCATCCTTATATTCCTTATTGAGTTCGGCTTGCTTAGAAGCTATAAAATCATTAAGAGATGCCCTATCTTTTGCTTCTTTTGACTCCGGAAATGCCCAGTCTGCAAGCCCTCCGTTTTTTTTACGCCGCTCCAATTCGGCGTATTTGATTTTATAAGTATCATACTTATTAGCCATTTCAGACTTTAGAACATCGCGTTTACTTCCGGCAACATCATAGCTAAGCACCTTGGCAAAGTCTTCCAATGTCACATCGTCAGCATTTAACAGATTTCCTTCAACTAATACAGTTTTTAAAGCTGTAAGAGCATCTGAACTGACAGATGACGCCTTGTTTTTTTTATCTTCAAGAGCTTTTGTCCATTCCTTTAATGCGGCCTCCCTTTGCTCTTTTGACGCAGTACTATCCATAGCTACACTACGGGACTCAGCCATAGCAGCATTAAAATCTTCCCGAAAATAGTCGTAACTGATGCGGGCGTTTCCTAATTGATCTAATGCTGCATACGCGTCTCTGGACTTGGATATTATACTATCCAATCCACCCAGAAAATAAGTAAAATCCCCGGTAGACAAACTGGTGAAAAATTCATTTACAGATGTCTGACATGTGCGTATCTGGGCATCAAACTCATCGCTGGTTGTCTGAGAACCGCGTATCGTTTTCATAAACGCTTCACTGGCCCCCACCGCAATGCCAATTGTCCCGGCAAACTTCATTATACCAGCCCCAGCAGTTTTTGCCATACTGGAAATACCGCCTTGAAAGCTGTTAACCGAACCTTTTGCCCGATTTAGGTTTGCGTCAAAGTCATTCGTTTTAAGTAATAGTCGTGTTATTATATCAGACATGATTCATTTCTTTTTCGATTAGTTTTGCTTTTGCCCGCAATCGTTTCACTTCTTCATCCGTTACGGATGTGCGTTTCTTTTCGTCTTCCTTCGCTTCATCCCATGGGAAACGAAGTATATCCGATTGCTTTAGTTGTTTTGTGCTATTCGCCTGAGCGATGACATACGCAATGATCCGGGTCTGCTCCCAGCTTTCCCGGTTACGCCTGCCTAACCCCTCTAAGAAGTAGCGAACTTCTGTGAGCGTCATCCGGTCGAGGAAATAATCAGGTGCAATACCGCCCTCACCTACAACGCGGGCGTAGAGTTCCCGGATACTGCACGCTTCTTCGGAGTCGTCTTTTTTTTTGTGCTATCTGCTGCCTGTTCAAGTAATTCAATCTCTTTTACGAAGAACTCTTTGAAAGAGAGAAACAGAACCGGATCAGACTCACACGCCTCTATAAATTCATCAAAAGGCATTAAGAATGTATCTTTGTTATTTGCCAGAAGAATAGAGTAAAACAGTAGATATTCGTCCAACATCCGGCCGAACGCAAACTGCCTACCTGTGAGATTTTCGAAGATAAAGAAGGCGCGCAATGTATACTTTAAAATGTACTTCTGTTTTTTGATAGTGATCGTTTTCATTATGATAAGTTTTTTGAGTTAGAAAAAGAAAAGGCGGGATTCCCGCCCTTTCCATCGTTTACGCGGTCGGGTCATCCACTATACCTCCATCTCCGGACACTCTGGGGCTAAGTTTTCCTGTGCCTTCGAATGTGGCGGAGAAAGTTGCTTTATCACCATCAGGTGCATTTAATTCTAGATTTGTAATTAAGACATTACCGGAATAAGATGCGGCCGGAAGAGTCCAACCGGAAGAGGGAACTTCATCTGAATCTGCGTTTGCCGGAATACCGAATTTTGCTTCGATAGGCTTGCGTTTTAACATTAAGTCCAAAAGAACATCATATCCGTTTACTTTATCGTCTGCACTGAATAGGTTTTCACTTGAACCGTTCCAAGACAATTTTTTTATGTCTTTTTCCGTCCAAATGCCGGAATCTTTACTTTGTGTGTCAATCGTTTCGGCCGAGATTGACAATTTACAGGATGTAGCCAACGCCAGCGCCTTTCCGCCGACAAATAGCATGAAATCTTTTCCTAATACTGCATTTGCTTTCATTGTTTTCAATATTTAAATGTTAGTTACTCTACTGAATCCGTCTCAATTTCAAATGTAAGTCGCTGGATGAAAGTTTCTTCAATGAAATCTTCATCGGCGGCGATAAGTTTAGCACCCGTTACTTTAAAATCGTCGTATTTACCCCGCTTCCCTTCAAGCGCTTTGCGTGCCGCCTCAATAACATCGACTGAATTTGAATAGTTATCGCTGGCGGCAATAACCTCAATCGTGACACTATCCCCGCTGGCGTATCTATCCTTTGTATAAGCCGGAGTAAGTGAACTACGCTTATACAAAATGAACGGGAAAGAAGTAGCGTTTTTAGTAGAAATAGGATAAATCCTATCTCCGACAAGTTGCGTTAAACTTTCCGACTCACTGAGTTTTGAGAATGTATGTTTGCTGATTGATAAGCTCATTTCTTTTTATCTATTACTTTTTGTATTGAATCCAAAATGTTTCTTTCCAGTGAGTTCTCAGCCTCACTTTTTTTAGAGTCTACTGCATTCTTAAAAAAATAGGTAGGCTTTATAATACCTCGCTTTGCGCCTTTATTGGTAGCTCGTTTCCTACCTTCCAATTTCCTTTCAACCGTACCATTTTCAAAAATTCGCAAAAGGAAAGCGCGAGAGCCTTTTTTCCCGTGATTCATGATGTTCACGCAAGCGCCAGAAGCGTTTCTGTAGACAGATAAACTAATCTCGTTTTTAAGCGGTTTGAAACGCTGCCCGTCTTTTCGATGCCCCGGAGTATTAGTCGCCGGAATAGCGCTTACCAAATTAGTTTGCGCCTGTTTCCTGATAATAAGCGCCGCTTTTCTTATGCCAGATTTAATTGCCTTCTTCGCCTCCTTGTCATTCAGTGCGGCCAGTAACGCATTAACCTTAGAGGCGTCAACCTCAACCCGGTAAGATGCTTGTACGATATTACTCATTGATTAATTCTGCTTCGATGGTTATAGACTGTGCCTTTCTATCCGGATGGATGAAGGCTATTTTGTATTTACGTCCCTCGTAGACAATGCGCATTTTTTCGCTTATATCTCTGCTGTAACGTACCATGATCGTGACGGTGTGAGTGTTGAGCACCTCGCCGTTTATCTCTTTGCGCGTACCGGATTTATACCGGACACACGCACGCTTCTTGAAAGCTTCCGTCCATCTCTCAGACGTACCGCCCAAAGCATCGCGAATCGTCTGGGGATGTAGAAAACTTATAATGTCTGTCAATAGTCCCGCCTGCATTATGTGTATCGTTTTAAGGGTTGAAGTAATAGTTCTACGTGTCCCGGAATCACTTGCGGAGTAGCAAATGCCACCGATTCGCGATTCGCGTAGTAGTTCGCTACAAGTATGCGGATCGCGTGCCAGATACGACGGTCTATATTCGCGTCCTTTACATACGTCTCTAGCGGATTATTTAGATACGATTCGATAAGAAGTTGAACGGGTTCGATAAGCCCGGTTATATATGCGTCGTCCGTGTCGAAGTCAACGTTTAAATGCTGTTTGAGTTCTTCGAGTGTTACGTATTGTGCCATATTGTATAAATTAGAAAGGGCTAGAGCCGAAGCCCCAGCCCTTTAGTGAATGATAGGTTATAGGATTAAGCAGAAGCCTTCTTCTTTGCGATGGCAAAGGCTTCCGGGCGAGCTACAACAATATCATAATCAGTATTTAACACAAAGTTTACGATATTACTTTTTGCTCCGGTGTAAGGGTCTATCACTAAGTCCATATCACCGAACTGACCGATAGCAGCATTAGAGAACACTCCGAATCCGATGGAATCGGCATCCATGTAGTTGGTAACTAGGACTGGATAGCCGTTCACCATACCGTTTTGGCAAATCATTTCAGCAGCCCCCGCCGCTTTGGGAGTGGATTTCAAAGCGCCATACACCTTTGGAGTACAAACATAAGCAGCCGTACCGTCGGTTACATCTACACCCGCATCCATTACGGTAGATTCAAGCGAAACAATATCCACAAATGTCAACGCGCTTGTATATTCAACACTTGGTTTTGTTTTAACAAAAACGCCATTACTTGCACCGGAAAGTGCAGTACCAGAAAACATCCATTTGTTCAACGCACGTGCTACACCGAGCGAAATTTGCTTCAAAACAACATCCTGCAAAGAATAATTCGTTTGATTGATAGCGCGTTTTGATACCGGGATGGAAATAGATACACGCTTGGGGGAAGCCTTGATTTTATCAATATTCAATTCGGTATCGGTAACCGCAACATTTTCACCCTGAATTGTTGCTTCAACAGCCGCCAACGTAGGGAAAACAAGGTCGCCCACGAGTCCGCTTTGCATCTTGATACCGAGCTTATCAATGACCAAGCCTTTTTCTAGCGGTTCAATGATTTCACCGATTGTAACCGGAACCATGCTAGCCGCATCGGTTGCATCTGTTACAGTTACCGCACGCTCTACAACTTTGATTCCACCTTCCGATACAACTCCGTTGTATTCTTCCAAAGAACGATGATTCACGACATCAAAAACAGCCTGCGAAAACAATACTCGACGGTCTGATACCAACCCCGCGTTAATATCTTCAAGAGCACGGCGTTCAACTTTCATTTCCAAAAGTTCTTTCTTCGTTTTCAACTGCTCGAACTGCTCTTTTTCGTTTGCATCAAGTGCTCTCTTTTCGGCTTCTGCTTTATCCAACATAGCACGCATTTGCTCTTTATACTGAGCAATAGTTTCAAATTCTTTTCTCATGTTTTAAATTGATTTACGTAAATTATTAAGTTCATATAAATAGCTTCTATTTTCGCCGGACAACTCCGCTATCGCATCGTCCATACTACGAACGGTTACATCCGTTCCGTAGAAAGCAGGATCGACAACAGGAGATATATCGGAAATTATATCAATCTTGTGCACGGCACGAAGTAACATCCCGTCTTTCATGGAATAGGAAACTTTTGTTTTATCCTTTTCATTTAAAGAGTATGCAAAGGATGAGCCGAAAATGTCACCGCGTTTAATCATTTCTACGGCAAAATCTCCGTCTGGGGTACTAGGAGCCTCAAACCTGTATTTTAGCCCGTAGTCGTCAAGTTCGAGCGACAAAGTGCCCTCACCACGATTAGAGCGAGCTAATAATCTTTGTTTATTGTGATCCAACAGGGCTTTAACATCGCAATTACGCAACAGTTCTTCTGTTATAGCCCCTTTTTCGATTACCTCAACAAAGGCGCGTTGCTTTTCTCTATCAAACAATACGCGGCTTTCTTGACCGAATACAACCGCATAGCCTTCGATTATTCTTCCGTCTCCAACTTTAGGAGCGCCTAATTCTGTATAACTTCGTATTTCCATATTTACAAGTATCGTTTTACTATATGTTTGTTTCTTCGTTTTTTGGTAGCTCTACTTTTTGGCTAGCTACCTCTATCGGTTGAACGTTGCAGGAAATAAATACTTTGTCGCCACCTTCAACAGGCGCTTTTCCTAAAGCCCTACGAGTATCATTCGGAGAATGAGCGCCCATTTCCTCAAGAGCTTTGTAATAACTTGCTTGCGTCGTTAAATCGGTTTGATACAAGCATGATAAATCAAATGAAATACTATATAAGTTAGCGACGGAATCAGGGATCAGTTTATAATTAAATTCTGCCTCTATTTGTTTCAATATTGGTTGCAGGGTATCAGTTAAAAAAGAAACATTGCTCATTTCGGAAGCCTTGTAATTAGTTGATTGTCCGGCAAAGACTTTATCCGGGTGAACACCATAAAATCTACATATATCAAGAATGCTAAATTTCTTTGTTTCCAATAGCTGCGCATCAACTGGGTTAATAGAAAGTTGATGGAATCCAACATCGCCGGGAACGGAAATAATATCTCTTCCCGTGTTTAACTGCTCCTCTATGCGATCCCCAACAGTAGAAAGTTGAGTATCTGTCATGCCCGCTCCGGGTAAACCTCTACTTATTTCTTTTACACCAGAAACAATCCCCTTTATTTTGCTTCCATTCTGAAAGGTTCTCAAATTCTGATTATCAGCACTTGCAGCAATTGAAAAGATGCGGCTAGCGTACATTATTGTACTCACTCCTGTATATCCACCGTCCAAACTATTGTTTTTAAGATGAATTATCTCGTAAGACTCAAACCGCCCATATATCCGGTTATATGGATCAGAAATAATATAAACATCATTCAATTTGTCATAGGTTACCGTATTATTTGCGCATAATACAAGTTCGCTCACACTACCGAATTTGCGCCGAATAACAATATAAGCATTCCCTTGATTTACAATTTGAACAACCATATTCCTAACCATTTCAAAGCTATTCATTCGGCGGTTAGGCCTACGAGTTAATATCGTATACAATTCGTTTTCCTCATCCGGTGAGAAATAACCGTCCTTTTTCCGTTTAATGATAAGCGGCAAAGATGCAATAGTTCCCGAAAGAATAGAAGTACATCTGTATGCAGCGGATAGTTTCATCGCTTGATTGCTGCTATGTATGTCTATTGGCTGACTGGGCAACGATGGCAATCGGGTATTTATCGCCGCTTCTTTATCCGTCGTGTTTGCCTCTGTATTTAGGGCGCGTTCTCGAGTCTTTGAACGTCCCATTTCTAAATTAAAAGATAGTTTCATTATACCTCCATGTTATTAAATAAGTAGAATGTCATTAGGTTTGTTATTGTCGAATCAATCTTCGCATTATGCGTTTTCTTGATTGGCTTTTTATTCATGTTCCTATCTTCGTCAAGAACGGCATTACCAAAGCAATACGGCGTTATTGGATTCGGGTCAAATGTTATTTTATTGCGATGTAGCGCGAGTTCAAACGATTCTATAGGACTTGTAAACGTTCCGTATGTCTGTTTTACCGGACTTATGTAGTCATTTGCATAGCCAACCGATGCGGATAATAGATTTACAAACTCAGCCGACTTATATGGGTCATATCCAATTCCGAGAATTTTCAAGTACTTTGCCCGGGATAAAATATCATTCACGATCATTTCGTAGTCAATCACTTCGCCCGGACATAGCTTCAAATATCCGGCCTTGACCCATCCTTCATATAATTCCCGGTTAGGGTGTCCGGGCAAAGCGCCTTCCGGAAAATAATAATCCGTAACGGAATGAAATGACTTAGTATCCGGGGAATAGATATTATACGTTACAGTTGAAAAGTCATCACGTACCGATAAATCAACTCCTACCATCGTAGGCGGGTGACTTGTGATCTTATCCACAGGGATAGCCTTATACCGTTCCTCGATCTCCCTTGCCTCAATCCATTTCGTTTCAGAATTGACCGCAAAGATGTTAAGGAGCTTTGTGCGAAACTCTAATGCGTCAGGTGCGCTATATAGCGCCTTTTGATAAGCGTCCTTGTAAAAGTCCTCGTAAACCGTGATCCCCATGTGGGGTTGTACTTTATACCACGTTGCCGGATCACCTTCTTCATCGTCTATGTC